TGGTCTAGAGGGAGTTGACTTCAATAAGAAATACTATGTAGTTGAAGGGCCTATAGATAGTCTATTCGTTCCCAACTCTATTGCTATGGCTGGTGCTGATGGTAACTCTTCTGGTCTAAGATCAGTGAGTAATAGTGTGTTTGTTTTTGATAATGAGCCACGCAATGTGGATATTGTGAATAGAATGGATAAGTTGTTATCAGAAGGAAAGAGAGTTTGTATATGGCCTGAGTGGGTAATTTCGAAAGATATAAATGACCTTGTGCTATCTGGCGTTACGCCAAGTCAAGTTCAGAATATGATAGACAGTAATACATACGAAGGTCTAGAAGGTAGATTAGCCCTTGCTATTTGGAGAAGATGTAAATGAAAGCTAAACTTATAGGATACACTCAACCAGTTGATGGTGTGGTTGTAGGACTTGATACTATACAGGATATGATTGCTTATTGTGCTAAGGTGTCTAATCCTAAAGGACAGATGAATCTAGAAACAAGCGATAGGTTATTAGCCTACTTGATCAAGCACAAGCATTGGTCAACTTTTGAAATTGCTTCCGCTACACTTGAGATAGAGACTACAAGAGATATTGCCCGACAGCTATTGCGTCACCGATCTTTTTCTTTCCAAGAATTTTCTCAGAGATACGCAGACCCCGCACTGATGGAGAATCAGTTTGTTCTGCGAGAGGCTAGAAAACAAGACCATAATAACAGGCAGAACTCTATAGCCCTTGATGATGAGGATCTACAAAAAAGATGGGAAGAAAAGCAGCAAGCGTGTATAGATTTAGCGAAGTCTACATATAACTGGGCTATAATGAAGGGTCTCGCAAAGGAGCAAGCGAGAGTTGTATTACCTGAGGGTAACACTAAATCAAGACTATATGTAAATGGTACCATTCGCTCTTGGATACATTACATCGAACTTCGTACCGAGAATGGTACACAGAAAGAACACATGGAACTCGCAAAGGAGATAGCTAAAGTAATAAGTAAAATATTTCCAATGATAGAAAAAATAAATTTATAAAATAAGGAACAAGTAATGCTAAAAGTAATATCCAATAACACTGATAGAAATGCTCGTGCACTCATGTCAGATACTAAGTTCTATGAAGGCTATAGCCGTTGGAGTGATGAGAAAGAGAGATACGAATCATGGGAAGAGGCTGTAACAAGGGTGATGGATATGCACCGTGGTTACTACGCAGATAAGATGACACCTGAACTATCTTTACTGATAGACGAAGCAGAAGCCTCATATAAATTGAAGTACGCTCTTGGCGCACAACGGGCTTTACAGTTTGGTGGTGACCAGTTACTCAAGCATCCCATGAAGATGTATAACTGCACTTCAACATACGCAGATCGTGCTGCGTTCTTCGGTGAGTTATTCTACATTCTTCTTTGTGGTGCGGGTGCTGGGTTCTCTGTTCAGAGACATCATGTAAGTAATATTCCTACAATACATGAGCGTAAGAAACAAGCCAAGGGGTATGTTGTAGATGATTCTATTGAAGGTTGGGCTGACGCACTCTCAGTGCTAATGTCATCCTACTTTTCTGGTGGTGGAACGCATCCTGAGTTTGAGGGTCGCAAGATTTACTTTGATCTAACTAATGTTCGTCCCAAGGGTGCTATGATTTCTGGTGGATTCAAAGCGCCTGGAAGTGAGCCTCTTCGTCGCACTCTTGATAAGATTGAGCATATGCTTCAAGGTGTAGTTCTCTCTGGTCGTGATACTCTCAAGCCTATTGAAGTATACGATATTGCTATGCATGCCGCTGATGCTGTTCTTGCGGGTGGTGTTCGTCGATCAGCTACTATCTGTCTCTTCTCACCAGATGATGATGAGATGATGAAAGCCAAAACTGGTAACTGGTTCATCGATAATCCCCAACGTGGTCGATCAAATAACTCAGCGGTTATTGTGCGTGACGAAATCACTAAAGATCAGTTTTCTAAATTTATGGAGTCTATCAAGGAGTTCGGTGAGCCTGGGTTCTACTTTGTTGAGGACAAAGACTTTACAACAAATCCATGTGTTGAGATTGGTATGTATCCACAGATAGATGGTGTATCTGGTTGGCAGGGTTGTAATCTAACCGAGATCAATGGTGGTAAGTGTACTACAAAAGAAGAGTTCTTCAAGGCTTGTCGAGCAGGCGCTATTCTTGGAACACTTCAAGCGGGATATACGAAGTTTGGATATATCTCTGCGGCCTCACGGAAAATCTTTGAGCGTGAAGCCCTACTTGGTGTGTCAGTCACGGGTTGGATGAATAATCCAGATGTGTTACTTGATGAGAGTGTTCAACAAGCTGGTGCTGAGATTGTAAAAGAACTCAATGAATCAGTGGCTTCATTGATTGGTATCAATAAAGCAGCCCGAACAACTTGTGTAAAGCCATCGGGTAATGCGTCTGTCTTACTTCAAACAGCGTCTGGTATTCACAGTGAACACTCCCCACGATATATACGTCACGTTCAACTCAATAAAGATAGTGAAGTTGCTCAACTTATCGCAGAGACTAATCCGTATATGGTTGAAGAGTCAGTATGGTCAGCGGGTAAGACTGATTATGTAGTAGGCTTTCCTATCATTGCTCCTGAAGATTCTTTGTTTCGACAAGAACTTTATGGCACTGACCTACTAGAGAAAGTCAAGCTGGTTCAACAGAACTGGGTTGAAGCGGGTACAAGAGAAGAGGTCTGTGCTCATCCTAAGCTACGGCATAACGTGTCAAACACAGTGACAGTCCAACCACATCAGTGGCGAGAAGTAGAAGACTATGTGTATGCTAACCGTGGCTCATTCGCTGGTATCTCATTTCTAGGTGGATCAGGTGATAAAGACTTCAACCAAGCACCGATGACCGAAGTCCTTACTGAAGATGACATAGTTGCTAAATATGGCAAGGCGTCATTGTTTGCCGCTGGTCTTATTGTAGATACACGAAAGGGGTTCAATGATCTATGGGAAGCAACATCTATTGCTCAGATGTCACAAGACCATAGTGGTGAGATATCTGATCAACGCTCTGAATGGATTCGTCGGTTCAATAAATTCGCAGAGAACTACTTCATGGGTGACACAAAAGAGGCAGAGTATTGCCTGAAGGATGTACATCTTTTACATAAGTGGGTGAAGATTCAACAGAACATGGAGCCAATTGACTTTGTAACGCAACTTGAAACGAAAAAGTTTACTGACGTAGACACGATGGGTTCAGCGGCCTGTCTAGGGGGTGGGTGTGAAATTTCTTTTTAAATGGATATTTCTTTTATACCGAGTGGGAGGTAGTTGGTCATATTTCTCTATACTACTGAACGCTTGGTATAACAATAAGATTTGGTATCCAGAAGGTGAATGGCCTTATGGCATGAAACTCAAGAACCCTTATAATCTAAGAAAGGATAATAGATGAATAAAGTCGAAGACAGGTGTCCATACTGTGACACATCATTCACAATAGAGTTTGATAACGAAGACGATATACTTCTACATTGTCCTTGTTGTGGCGAAGAGTTGCCTGAGTGGGAAGAAGAAGAAATACACTATGATGATGAGGAATGGAACTAGCATAAATATTCTCGAAATGTGAGGATATGCTATGTGGCATTACGATGGAAAAGTGTTTACTTCTGAGATGATTGAGGATCACATAGGGTTCGTCTATGTGATTACTCAACTATCAACAAAAAAGAAGTATGTTGGTAAGAAGTTATTTGTTTCGAAAAGAAAACTACCACCTCTGAAGGGTAAGAATCGTAAGAGAACTGTTATCAAGGAAAGTGATTGGCAGACCTACTACGGATCTTCAGAGGAGGTAAAGTCTATTGTAGAGGAGGTAGGGGACAAAGGATTCAAGCGAGAAATACTACATCTCTGTAAGACTCGAGGCGTAATGTCTTATCTTGAAGCCAAAGAACAGTTTGACCGAAATGTTTTGTTGTCAGAAGATTATTTCAACGGAATAATACAAGTGAAAATCCATAGAAGCCATGTCAAGTCTCTTATCAAAGATGAATGAAATATTCTCAAGATTACGAGGTGAGTATCTATCTTGGTCGGATGAAGTTAGAAATACTGTAATAGTATTACTGTTTATTTTGGGCGAAATACTCTACTGGGAATGGCAAAGCAGTTGGTATGTTTTTTGGATGGTCTTTCGAGTGATGTATAATATACCTTAGACTATACACTATATAAATAACAGTATATGTTATGAAAACAAATTAAGGAGATTCTATGAAAAACTTTATTTTTACTACAGCTAGTGTGCTTGCTATGTTAGCCGTATCAACAATGGCCTCCGCAGATGGTGTTTCAAAAGCACCAGCCGAGCCAGTTGTTCTGATTGAAGATACTCAAAATTGGACACCTGTTGTCGGCTTGCTTGCTCTTGCTGCTATCGCAGTTGTAGCTGCGGGTGGTGATAGTTCATCCTCTACTACCACAACTAACTAACTAACTAAGAAATACAAGATATGAAGAGGGGGGATTTATTTCTCCTCTTTTTTTCATTTTATGCTTGACAAGCCATATCAGTTATGCTATATTAAATTATAAATTAACGCAATGAGGCACACAATGGCTAGAGATATTTGGGTAATCAGTGATACACACTTTGATCACGCTAACATCTTGACGTTCTCAGATAGAGAAAGTCGACCTACTCGTGGAGATCGTTTTGCCGACGTTGAAGATATGAACGAGCAGATGATCGCTAACTGGAACTCAGTAGTCAAGCCAGGTGACAAAGTTTACCACTTGGGTGATGTGTTGTTTGGCACTCGCAAGCAAGAGTGGATGGACACTAACTTTCCTCGCTTGAACGGACAGAAGCGTTTGGTTGTTGGTAACCACGACAACATCAAGTTTCACGCTGCTGGTGGCTATTGGGGCAAGATTGACTTGTGGAGAATGTTACCTGAGTTTGGATTGTTGTTGACTCACGTTCCTGTACACAACAGTACATTGGGCGAAAGTCACAGATTCGGCGACGGCGCAATGATGAACGTACACGGACACATTCATCAGAATCCAAGCCCAACTGAGTTCCACAGATGTGTTAGTGTTGAGCAGATCAACTACACTCCTATCAATATTGAGGAATTGAGGATTGTATAATGTTCAAAAGCATCTTTAAAACAAAGGCGGAAGAGACCCACAAGGTCCCTTCCGTCCCAAAGTGATCAAAAACAAGATCAAAAAGAACTCTAAGTATACTAAGACTGAATGGGATTTATTTCTCCTCTTTTTTTCATTTTATGCTTGACAAACCATATCAGTTATGCTACATTATAAGAGTAGGGAGCGAATCGTTCCTCCCATTGAAAGAAAGAGTTTGTTATGAAAACCCCTTTAGAGATATCCCAGTCACTGTCATACGAACAATTAGCTGCGGCCCTTTATATGAAAGGTGAGTCAGACGGCTACCATAAAGTTACTGATAAGACTAAGTGGCGTGAGCCAGTGATGGCTGAGAAGCTAAACC